CTTCCTGACGTCAGGAAAGCAATGCAAAAATCAAAAAATGCAAAAACCCAAAAAAAAACTTTAAAATATGAACTACACCGAAGCAGTAAAATTACTGGAAACCACAACTACCATTACAAGATGGAAATGGCCTAATGATGTCTTTGTTACTCGTCTTAGCCCGGTAGAAAGCGGCATTGAGGAAATCAGCGTTAGAGGCATTAAAGCTCCTTTAGCTTCATTTCTTGTTATCCGAGATGAAGAAGGAATCTTTAAGCCTTACTGCCCATCTCAGGAAGATCTTGAAGCAGAAGACTGGCTAGAACTTGAAGACTAATGAAAGGAAGCGAACAATTTAAACAAGTAATTCAGCAAAAGCTTTCTTTGGAAGCAAGCGTGAATTCAGAGTTTCATGCACAGTTTCACAATCCCCAAAAGGATATAGATTCATGTGTATCCTACATCTTAAACAAAGTACAAGAAAGTGGAGTAAATGGATTTGCAGACCAAGAAGTCTACGACATGGCGTTTGAATATTACCGCTCTGATTCAACTAAAGTAGAATCTAAAGCTAACGGTAGAGTTGTCGTAAATCATCATGTAGAGCTTACTGAAGAAGAAAAAGCAGAAGCTCGTAAAGCTGCAGTCCAAGAAGTAATAGCAGAAGAGAAAAAGAAACTCAAAACTGTTACTAAGCCTAAATCAGAAAAACCAGAAATTGTGCAAGCAAGTCTGTTTTAAATGAAACCAAAGACCCAACTACATAAGAGAGTGCTCGAACTAGGGCACTCTCTTTCTTTTTTAACCCCTGAACAGAAAAAGTGGGGAATAGAAAATAACCGGAATTATTCTTATCAAAGATATAAGACTGTCTATTGTTTAGAATGTGGGCATAGTCAAAAAGTAACTACTTATTTTAGAGATACTCAAAGGATAATCAAGTGTAAAAAATGCAAAAAAGAAACTCAAGTTATTAATTACGTTAATCGTCCTACTTATGACTTTGGAGTATTTGATACAAAAGAAGAATTTCAGATTATTCGTACTTTTAGGGTTCAAAAACTTTACAAAGTTGGAAAGAAAGTAAAGTATCACGTATTTGAAGTCGCTCAAAATTGGATTAGCACTAAAGGAAAAATTACCTATGTATCAAAAAAGAAAAAGCATTTCTCTTATGATGTGTATGAGCATTCGCCTTTAGAAATAAAACTCTTTAAAGGCTCACAATGTACTTTCTTGCAAGCAGATGTTTACCCTTATCTAAACATTCATCCAGAACTTGAAAAAAGAGGATTTTATGGAGAGTGGGGGAGAAACAACTTAGATGAATTTATTAGTCAAGTATTCGTTAATCCTAAGTACGAAATACTGCTCAAAAATGGATATGGCCACATTTTATCTCGAGCTTATAAACTTGACAGATACTGGCCTCAAATAAGAATAGCTATGAGACATGATTATGAAATTGAAAGCTATTCTCTTTGGACAGATTACATAGATTTGCTTGAGTTTGCCGGTAAAGACATACGAAGCCCTAAATATCTTTTTCCTAAAAACCTTCGAAAAGAACACGACAAGTACCTCAAAAGAAAAAGAAAAGCACAACTAAAAGAAAAACTAGAAGAAGAACGTGCTTTTAATCCACAGTATTTGAAAAGAATCAGTAAGTTTGAAAACCTAATTATTGACCACGAAGGAATAAAGATTGTTCCCTTAAAATCAGTAGATGACTTTTTCAATGAAGAAATAAAGATGCATCATTGTGTGTTTACAAATGCTTATTACAAAGAATCAGATTTGTTAGTTCTTACATCATCTATAGATGACAAGCCTTTAGAGACTATTGCTTATGACCTTAAAGCAAAGCGCGTTTATCAAGCTTATGGAGCTTGCAATCAAAAAACAGAACATCACGATACAATAGTATCAGTTGTAGAAACTCAATTACCTAAACTACTAAAAAAACATAAACAATGAAAATCTTTTTAGCCTTCCTTGCTCTGTTTACAGTAGCATTTTTAGCAGGTGTTTGTCTTTACGACCCCAAAAAAAGCACAAGACAAACGAAAGTAGAAGCGTTCTATTTTGTACTGGCAATAATTGTAACCGCATTAACTACCTATTATTTAACTCACTAAACATGAACACAAAAGAAATAACTAAAGAAAAACCAGTTTTTGTCCGAGTATTCAAAAAAGAAGAAATTCCTACTTTTGAAGTATTCAAAAAGACAGAAAAAGAAAAGATGGAACTTAAAATTGCCAAAGCACAATGGCGAGACAGAATGAGGAAAACACATCCTCAGTTTACTGCTAAAAAAGGGTTTAAGTTCCCTCAATTTTAACATGCATTTAGTTACTTATGAAATAAGTGGGATAATCATATCTCAGTCTTTATTCTTTTTAGAGCAAAATGCCGCTAAATATGTAGTAAATCTTGCATTATATGATAAAGTTGATGCGGCAAAATATCCTTGGGAATCTTTTTTAAAAGAAGAACTTTCTACTGAAGATATATATCAGATACAAGAAAATCTTACTCAGCTATTCGTAAACAAATTCATCTATTGGCAAGAGATTGAACCTTTAGATATTGCAGAAGCAGAAGCCATCGCTGAAGAATCAGAAGAATCAGAAGATTCAGAAGACGATTACGAACTTGAATAAAAACTATGTTTGAATCTGGAGATAGAGTCCAAGACAATTTTGGGGAAAAAGGAATAGTCCTCAAAGTAGATCCTAGAAGGAATGTAGCTACTGTCAAAGTAGAAGGAGCCGGTCAACAGACTTATCTTTTGGACGACTTAACTCTTTTGTACAAAGCAGATGAAGACGATTTAGAAATTTTAGAAGAAGATTAACTTAATTTGCAAAACCATGAACGGTGAAAAATTACCGAAGCTAAAGTTTTGCGAATGTTATCTTGACAGGGTAAATAAAAACAACCAACCTGTAACTTGTAGCCGGATAGCTGAGTATAGTGTTTTACTCAGCTATCCCAATACAGGCAATAAGAAAAAAGTGTATAGGTGCGTAGAACACCTTCACATACCTACTAAAAACTCTATTGTTCTATCTCATTCTTTTTATAATCAAAAAGAAAAGATTGAGAAAATACAGATGCATCTTAAATCATTAGTAGGGAAAAAAGTACCAAACATAAAAGATATTGATGCTACTGGATTAGTAGTAAAAGACAATGGAATTCTTTGTAAAGACCAAAACAGTAAGTATGTGTTTATTTTTTATGATTGGGTTATAGTGACCCAATAAACTCTTTTATAGGGGATTTTTTTCTTTTCTTTTCTGTACCAATCTTTCACACAGATGAGAACAAGAAAAATCACCAAAATCGGGCAGAAAATCTACGAGAAGGTAGATTTCAGCCACACAAAAGCCTTTAGAAGTGTTCCAGCACGTCCTTTGCTTTCTGCACAAAAGAAGCTTGACTTCTTGATTCAAAGAGAGGTGGAACAAATGTTTGACAGCTTAACCATCAACAATGTCCTTACAGAAAAAGGACAGGTTAATGTTGAACTACATTTGTCTGAGCGAGCTTCAGAAATGAAGCCAGTAAAGGTAACGAGCTGGATTACTCGCCCAACAAAGAAAACCTTTGAAAAAAGGGGTTCTCGTTGGATTACCCATTTAAGAGAGTTTGCTCGAGAAAAGCAAGTCTCTTACCAGCCCTACCCTCAAGTTGTGTGGAGGTAGGTCACAGAAGCCCTGAGTAGAAATACTTGGGGCTTTTTTTCTATTGGGAAATTAATTAGCTAACGAACTATGAGAACATTCTATCCATCAAAGAATAAAACATACAAAAAACTATCTGACCAAATAGTACCTCTTTTACAGGCTAATGAGTTAGCACTTGTATATTCAAGAAATCAAACTTCTATGTTTATACGAACTTCTCAAAATGCAGTAGAGATTTTAAGTCCTCATTTTGAAAGCTGTATAGATTTAAAAGAAATCTGCCTGTGTGCTACTTTATCTAAAAGAAACGAAGTATTAGGCATTTATCAAGTTAGCTCCGGCTCAAACTCAGGGACGATAGTAGACATAACTAAGATAACCGCAAAAGCTATTTTAACGAATGCATCTGCAGTTATCCTTGCCCATAATCACCCTTCAGGAAACCCCAAACCTTCCTCTCAAGACATAGACATAACAAAGAAACTAAAAAGTGCTTTAGATTTGTTCGATATAAGATTGCTAGACCATATTATTCTGTATCGAGAAGATTCAGTAAAATACACAAGTATGGCAGAAGAAGGATTCATGTAACTAAACCTATGATATACAAACTCGACTCAGAACTAAATTTTCGCAAATACTCTCCGGTAAAATGGAAAGTATTGTTAGGGTTAAGCTTAATTCTTAACTTTGTATTGGCAGCAGCAGTTATGAAAGTAACAAAAACTGTTATTGAAGTACCAAAAATTGTTTGGATGCAAAACGACTCAGTAATAGAAAAAGATGTCGAATTAACTGACTCTGCTTTGTCTCATGCGCTTACTCATTACGGGTGCATAATGCCTGCAGTAGCAATAGCTCAAGCCAAAATAGAATCCTCTAATTACAAGTCTGATATAGCCAAAGAAAACAAAAACTTGTTTGGCATAAAGTATCATAAATGCAAATACGTAAAAGGAGAACACAGAGGCCATGCTTCTTATTCTACTTACCGAGATAATATTTTGTGTTATATTCACGTTCAAAATCACTATTTGAAAAATATTGACGGAGTATATGCTGCTCCTGGAGAATATGTCTCTATCCTAAAAACAATGCAATGACCAAATCTGAGATACAAGAGCAAGCATTAAAAGCAATTTTGATGCATGACCGCTCTGGAGTGCACATGACTATGGGCACAGGCAAAACAATGCTTGGACTTAAATACCTGAGAAAGGTAAAAGGAAAAGCATTGGTAGTAGTACCTAAGACTGCGTTAAAACATAGCTGGCAAGAAGAACTGAACAATCATAAGTTCTCTGACTTAGACATAGAGTTTACTACTTATAGGTCTGTTCTTAGACATAACCCCAAAGAATACTCTTGTATCATTTTTGACGAAGCCCACAATCTAAAACTAAGCCATAAAGACTTTACTGACAATATAGCCGGTAAAGTATTAGGGCTTACAGGCACTCCTCCTAAGTTCAAAAAAGGTGAGAAGTACCAAATGATGCATGAAGTATATCCTATTCGCTATGTGTACGATTTAAACAAAGCAATAGAAGATAAACTTCTAAACCAAGTAAACATTCATCTGTGGGGTATTGAGCTGTCTTCTGAACGGAACTTAGATACTATGTCTGGAAAGAAAACAAGCGAAATAAATATGTACTCTTTCTTATCAAACAAGATATCTTCTTTGGAATATGAAATAGATACCTATCAAAGAATGGGAGATTCAAAAACTATCGGAATGATATACCAAGATCTTAAAAGACTACGAATAACCCGTTTATCTAAGATTAAGCAATTTAAGTCAAAAGATATTCTTCTCCGGCAAGTAATCAACTCTATTCCAGAAGATGAAAAAGTGCTTGTGTTTACTTCTACGCAAGAACAATGCAGTAGAATGTTCAGGAACTTCCACACTAGCTTTAATAGCCCAAGTGTAAACAGACAGATTATGGACAAATTTAAATCTGGAGAAATTCGCATCTTAGGGGCTATAGAACAAATTAGTGAGGGTATTAACATTCCCAATCTAAAGAATGTAGTCATTACTCACAGTTATGCTTCAGAGCATAAGCCTTTACAAAAGATAGGCAGAGCTTTGCGTTTATCTACTGACCAAATAGCCACAGTACACATTCTTTACTATAAAGGAACTATAGATGAAGAATGGGTAAAAGAAGGCTTAAAGTCAATTGACTCATCACGAATAACTTATCGAAACTAATGTTCAAGTTTTACAAAATCTTTAGTAGTGGCGCAGAGAAATACTGCGCCACTTTTAATTCTACACTAGACCCCGAATACCATGCGTATATCAATTGGTGTAGAGAAAACAAAATCAAATGGAAGCTAGTAGATACCTATACTGGCAAAATAAAATTTCAATCCAAAGAAGATGAATAACGAACCTCAAATAAGATGCTCAAAATGCAGCAATTATACCTTTATGGTAATTGACTCTACTATAAGTAAAGCAAAGTCAGAAGAGGATTCTCTTTATGTGCTGCAGAACACTACAAACTCAACAAGAGTAGTAACTTGTACAGTATGCGGTACTCCTTACACTGACTCAGTAAATGTGTTTTGGAGAAGAACAACTAGATTAACGTAATAAAAGCTGTCTTTATAGCAGTGTCGGATTTTGCCAAACTTTACAACGAAAGAAAACTATGATGTACTTAGTATCATATTCAGAAGGTGCTTGGGATAACCACCATGTTATAAATTTATTTGTAACTGAAAGTGAAGAAACTGCACTTAAGTATCAAGAAAAATTTAATACAATGTTATATAAATGGAAAGGTTACTATAATAGTTTACGATGGGGTAAAGATTGGGAACTTAGATTAAATAACCCTGATTTTGAAATTCGTTATAGAGCAATTATGGAAACAGGGAAATGTCGAGTAAATAAAATAAAAGTAAGATGAAATTCTACATAACAGAAGAAACCAGACAAGAGATTGAAGCTAAGATAGAACAGCTTCAACACACGGAAGCACTCCGCTCTTTTACAATAGGAGTTTTATTAGCAGAAGAAGCTTTTTATAAAAGAGTTTTAGAATCAGCGACAATACTTCCTGTTGAGGAGAGTTGGGATACACTTCATGACAAACTTTTAAATGCGGTTGTCTTACCGAGGAAATTAAAAGATAAGTCTTTCCACGAAGAAAATTATCCAAACGGGGTTATCATATGCAAAAAATAAATTTATCCAAAGTAATTATTATTCAAATATAATTTCTTATCTTTGTATAAAATTATAAAAATATGGAAATATGGAAGGAAATTAAAGGTTATGAAAATCTTTATTACATTTCAAATTATGGGAATGTGAAATCTACAAACAAATCTAAGTATAACAAATCTGGAGAGTACTTTCTTAAAAAAGTTTTATTAAATGGTTATAACCATGTTGTGTTATACAAAAATAAAAAAGCAAAAACACATCTTATTCATAGATTAATTGCTGATGCTTTTATTCCAAATTTTGAAAACAAACCTCAAGTAAATCATAAAAATGGAATAAAAACTGATAACGTGGTTGAAAACCTTGAGTGGGTTACTAAATCAGAAAATCAAATACATGCTTATGAAAACAGATTACAAGAAAACCATTTAGGAGAAAAAAGATGGAACTCCAAAATGACAGAAGAAAAAGTAAAACAAATTCGTGAAAAATATATATCTAAAAAATATACATATAAACAACTTTCTTGTGAATATGGTGTAAACATTAGTTGTATACAAAAAATAATAAATAAAAAAACATGGATTCATGTCGATTAATCATTCAACCTAAACAATAAAAACTATGAGAGAAAAACTCAAAATAATCTTATTTTCAATCTTATTTGTTTTGATAGGATTTGGAATACCCTACTTAGTTCAATTTAAGTGGAATTTCTTCGGAGCTACATTAGTAACAATAGGAGACATTCTTCAACTGTGGCTAATTACTCCTTTTCTCACCTTTGTTGCTCTCTTGCTGTTGTACTTCAGAATTTTTAATAAATAAAAACTATGAACATAAAAACAAAATTCTCACTAGGTGATAGAGTGTTTATCATACAAAAGTATAACAAAGAAGAATGGGTTCCCTGTAAATCCTGTAAAGGAAAAGGTGAAGTTATCGTAGAAGATAATTATTTTCAATGCACAGATTGTAGGGGCAGCGGAGGTAAAACTCACTGGCTTCCCGATAAATGGAAAGTTTCCTATAAAAACACCAAAATAGGTAAAATAGCTGTCGAAAAATATTCCGAAGAATATTATGAGCAAAATCCTCAACATAGAAAGCTGGAAGTTAGATACATGGTTACTGCTACAGGCATAGGCTCAGGTACTGTTTGGTATGAACTAGACGTATTCAAAACACTACAAGAAGCTGAAACTGAGTGTAATAGAAGAAACGAAGAAGAGTCTAAAAAGTAACATTCTTATGGAATTTCCTATACTCAAGCCTGTAAGGTACATCAACACACCTGAGTTTAAAAACACTATTGAATACGGACGATATTTAGTTGTTCGTAAAGATGGTAAAAAACACTTGGAAACTTTTAATGGCACTGGTTGGGCGTATAATAACGATTCAATCATTGCTTTTTACTTACCTAAAATTGACGAACAACAACTAAAACAACTTGAAAATGAGTAAACAAACAGCAGTAGAATGGTTAGTAGATTATTTTAAAAATCTTGAAAAATATCCATACAAAACTATTCAAGAATTAGAAGAACAAGCCAAACAAATGGAGAAAGAACAGATAATGCAGTCTTATTCTGACGGTATTGGTAATGGTATTGCTGTAGGTCAAGAAGAATGTTCATTTGAATCAGTTGCAGATGAGGTGAAATACTACGAACAAACTTACGGAGGTAACAAATGAAGCACAACATAACCCAAACGGAAAATTATCTACTTATTGTAGATGATTCAGAGATTAAAGTAGGAGATTGGATATATAACGAAGAAAGAGAACCATCTGTTATACAATGTATTGGTAAAGGTAGTTTAAGAGGTTGGAAAAAAATCATCGCTCACCTACCACTTAACGGAGCACCAGTTCTTGAAGGTGTAGATTTATTGCCAAAAATTGAAAATGAAGTTGAGGAGTTGGCTAATAATATGTTTGAGGAACATTCGACTAATGTATTATCCCCACAGCATGAAATGAGAAAAATGTTTATGTACGGTTACAACAAAGCCAAAGAGAAGTATAAGTACACAGATGAGGATATTATTAAAATAGTAGAAAAGAGTAGAGAAACAGGATTAACTGCTGAGTATCTTATGCTATCCCTCCAACAACCAAAGATGCCTATTGCTTTTGAGTGCGAAGTAAAAACAGAATTTGGGTTTATGGATTTATCTGGTAAAACTCCATATGAAAAAGTAGGTCAAACTGTATGGGTAGGCAAGTACATTTTTAACGATTAAAAACTATGAACAACCTTGAAAAAGAATTTATACCCTACCAAGAAGCATTCGAGTTAAAAGAACTTGGATTTGATGAACCTTGTTTTGGATATTATATTAACAACAAGTTTCAATTTTTTGCTGATGTAAGAAGTTGCAATACTAATTCAGAGTTTGGTTTTTACCCGACTGCACCAACCTACTCACAAGCCTTTAAATGGTTTCGTAAAAAGGGTTATAGATTTAGTGTTATAATTGATTCTCCTCTCGCTGAAGAAGAGAGTCATTACATAGAAATTTGGTTTGAAAAACAATTTTTACACGAATCCCACTACATCTATAAAACATACGAAGATGGTGAATTAGGTTTGTTAAAAAAATTAATTCAGTACGAAAAAGAAAAGCAACAATGAAAAACATACACTTATTACCAACTGAAAAACCAAGTATTGATGTTTGGAAAGATGTAATTGGATATGAAGGATTATATCAAGTTTCTAATTTAGGAAATGTTAGAAGTTTAGACAGAGAAATTGCTCCAAATAATAGAGTTCCTTATTGGAGAAAAGGTAAGATTTGTAAACAATCTAAAAGCAATCTTGGATATATGACTGTAGGCTTTACTGTAAATAATGTAAAGGTTAGTAAATATGTTCATAGATTAGTTGCAGAAGCTTTTATTGACAATATAAATGACTATCCACAAGTTAACCATATAGACTGCGATAAAACTAATAACAGAGTAGATAATCTTGAATGGTGTACTAATTCTCAAAACCACACTCACGCTTCTAAAAATGGATTAAACAAACTTCATTTACATAGAGTTGCATATTCAGGAGAAAAAAATGGAAGGTCATTATTAACTAAAGAGCAAGTTTTAGAAATAAAACAAAAATATATTCCTTATAAATATTCAGCTAAAAAATTAGCTAAAGAGTATAATGTAAGTGAATCATGTATAACACATATTTTAAATAACACATCATGGAAAGAAATATCTATAAAATAGGAAAAGAATTGTTTGTCACTTCTACTGAAGAAATTAAAGATGTAAGACCACACAAAGGGAAGTGGCATTTAGAAAAAGAAAATATATTAAATATGTTTCCTGACTATTTAACTGATTTATCTGAATGTAAATTAGTAATAATGACAACAGACCCAGACCTAATCAAAGATGATGTACAAGCTATTGATGATGAGTTCTTAGAATGGTTTGTTAAGAATCCAAGTTGTGAGTTTGTTGAAGTTCAAAAATGGGCAAGTTTAGCTGAATGTGGTTATTCATACCATATAACAATTCCACAAGAAGAACCTAAACCAATACATCAACAAATAATTGACCTTGCAGGTGGTGAGGAGAGGTGTAAAGAGTTGTTAGGTATAAAACCTAAACAAGAAATTGATATGTCTAAATACATATCAGGTATTGACCCTTATGACACACAAGAAACACTTGAAGAAGCTGCTGAAACCTTATACCCTATAAATAATACAGGGGGTATGTTTATGCCAAATAAAGAGGAAGTAAAAAACATATATAGACAAGAAGGTTTTATAGCAGGTGTTAAATCAGATGCGGCAAGGGATTATTGGTTTGAACAAGTTAAAAAGAAGTAATAACAGAAAGGAAAAAACAACAATGGATAAGTTTTTTAAAGACGGTGTATGGCTGCGGTGGTTCAAACCAGAAGACCTTAATGTTTGTATTAATACTGAAAAAGGCCACATAAACTTTGATTTAGTAAGTTATGATTGGGATTGCCCAGAAGTTAGCCGCGAAGAGTTCACCGCCGCCGCGCTGCAAGCGATTGAAAAGCTTAAAGCGCAGGGTATCGACATCGGCACGGACTGGCTTCCGAAGTGGGAGCCGAAGGTGGGGGAGGTTGTGTGTGCGTGGGATAATCGAAACGGTGAAGGTTTTATCGTTGCAAAGTTTGTCAGCAAAAGCGATGGAATCTTTCCATACACTTTGAGCAACGATTATGCTTATCAATACATCGCCCCGTTCAACGGCGAAATCCCCGAACCGTTTAAAAGCCGATGGGAGGTAGAAGGCAACGGTAATAAACCTGAAGAATTATGACTTTCTTAGATGCAGTCTTTAAAAAAAGAGCAGAAGCACACATTGCCTTAACTAAATTTATTAAAGAACTAAAACAAAACGGATTTGAAGTATATGTGCCTGTAAAAGATGTTGTTTTAGATATTATTCTTATTCGAAAGAATGAAAAGCATTGTTTTCTTGAATTTCACACAGGTATGTACAAATGGACTATTTCGGTAAGCATAGATTGGAGGGAAAAGAAAGGCTCTGGCAAAACCTTATTTACTAGATATGGGGATGAATTTAGTATCAAAATAAAAGACATCGAAGAAAATATGTTCGATGACTATCAAAATTTCAATAAAGACCATAAAAACTATGAAATACATCAAAATTAGGAACAAAGGCGAATTAGATATTCGCCTTCTTTCGTTAATGGGAGCTTCTACAAAACGTGGAAGAGACGGCAAAATAGGTAAGTTCGGCACAGGTTTAAAGTATGCCATATCTTATCTAATGAAAGAAAATGTGCATTTCCGGCTTTTTGTTGGAGAAAAAGAAATTGTCTTTGGACTTAAACCCATAGAAGTAAGAGAAGAAACTTTTCACGTAATCACAGTAGATGGAGAGTCTTCTTCTTTGACTACTAACATGGGCTTAGATTGGAAAGCGTGGATGATTCTTAGAGAACTTTACTGTAATGCCAAAGACGAAGAAGAAGGCAGTATTGACGAAACTTATGATGCGCCTTTAGGAGAAGATGGATATACTAGTTTCTTTATTCAGGAAACTTCAGACTTTGCAGATGTTCGCAAAAACTGGACTAAGTATTTTCTTAATCCAGACGAAGCCATTCAAGACGAGAAAAACTTTGCAATCTATCCTTCTACAGGCAACCTCAAAATTTACAAACAAGGTGTATTAGTACACGAAGCAGACCAAGAAAGTGTATTTAGTTACGACTTAAAAAACTGTGACATTAACGAACTTAGAGAGTACACAGGATACACAGCGTATGATTTAGCCCACGTAATTGCGAATCTTAATCCTAAGAACATTGAGACTTTTATTCAGCTAGTAGGGAATAACATGTATGAAGGAGATATAAACTATCGTTGGCAAGCTGTCAAATTCGGGAAAAATTGGGAAACTACAATTGGAGAAGCTAAGATTATTGCTAAGAAAGATTTTAAAAACCTTGAAAGTAAAGGCTTAGTAGAAGATAATGGCAAATTAGTTGTTTTACCAGATAACATAGCAGATGTTCTTTGTTATAGCTTGCCTCATGTTTCGGCACTCCGACTTTCTGACAATGTAAATTCTTTCTATGAGGTCTATGACCAAGAACTAGAAGACAAAATAAAAGAAGCTATTTCTGTTTTAGAAAAATGTAATTACATGCTTATTTCAGAAGCAAAGTTTCTTGTTGGAGTTTTTGGAGACCCAAGATGTTTAGGGAAAGTAAATATGGACACTAAAGAAATTATGCTTAGTGTAGAACATAAACAAAAACCTTTTTTTGAACTTCTTACAACAATAGTGGAAGAATACGAACATTTAAGAACCGGATTCTCTGATGAAACACGAGCATTTCAACAGCATTTCATTAATTTATACACTTATAACCTAGTCAAAAACGAAATCATCCTATGAAACAATACGAGCATTTATCTGGAGACGATTATTTACGCATAGAAATATATCATCGTAAAGGAGAAGGATTCTATGCTTCTGTTTTTCCAGTAACCCGAAAGAAACAAGGTAACTTTATTCTAGAGACATTTATGACTTATCAAGGTTACAAAAAACTAATCTTAGAGTCGAACTTTAATCTGACTAAGAAGTACACTCAGGCCGTAAAAGAGTCTGAAGAAATCATTGAAAAAATGAAATCTGCAATAAAAACCAAATACTTTAATAATCAACCCACTCAACCCCAAATTTAAAAACCATGAAAAAGACAATCGCTTTTATCTTCGTTCTCCTGTCATTTACTACTGCATTTGCTCAGTGGAAATACAAAACAGTAGACAATGGATTTGACCCAAAATTCAAGATTGCATATGTAGAAGATGCAACAGACAACTTTGTAAAACTTTTTGGGGGAGCAGGAGAGCCAATAGGTATGCTTCTTTTTACCGGCTTTAATTGTGAAGAAGATCCTACAGTAGAGATTTCTTTCTTAGTAAACGAAAACTGGGAAAAATATGAAGCAGTTGGAACTTTATCTGAAGACCGCAAAAAAGTATTTATTACCTACGACATATCTATTATGGTAGATGATTTTAAATCTGCTTCTGTAATGCGGGTAAGACACAACGATGGACATTGTGGGACACGAATCTATGAGTTCAATATGTCCGGCAGTACTGCTGCTTACAATTTCATAAATAATCCTTGATGCAAATAGTTTCGCAAGAAACTAAAACTTTAAAAGTAAGAGATAACGACCGTAGTGCAGACGCCATATCACCCAATTTTATCTATGGGTGCTGTGGCGGCTGTATGCGGTCGTATTGTTATGTAGGAAGATATAACAACGACACTGTTTATCTCAACAAGAATCTTTTAAAGATTTTAGACAGACTTTCTGATTGGGTTGCTAAAAAACAGTGGCCAAAAAATCCCAATCAAATAGACAATACTTACTACGTAGTAGATATAGGCTGCAGTACAGACGTAGGACTACATTGGAAACATTATCCTTGGGAAAAAGTACTAGAATATTTTAATCTTCATCCTAAACTTAAAAGCACTTTTGCTACTAAGTATCCTTCTAAAGTGCCTAATGTAGGAAATCCAGAAAAACACAGAGTAAGAATCAGTTTAATGCCTCAAGTTTATTCTGACATACTAGAAAAAGGAACTGATTCTATTGAAACAAGACTTGCCCAAATTCCAAGATTAAAAGAGAACTTTGAAATCCATTTGAACTTCAGTCCTATTATCTATGAACGGGATTGGAAACAAGAGTATCGCAAGCTCTTTCAAAAGATTGCAGACATTCCAGATTTTTCTTTTAAGTCAGAATGTATATTTTTGACTTACTCTTATTCCCAACATAAACAAAACACAGAAGAAGTAAATAATCTGTGTTATAGTGAGGATTTTCAAGAACTTAAGAGTTCTCAGTATGGGGGAGATGTGCTTAGATACAAACATCAGCTAAAGGCAAAGATGATACAAGAGTTCAAAGAAATCTACCAAGATTATTTCCCTTTAGAGTCTATACGATACATTTTCTAACTATGAAAACAGGAATATTTGAAAAACAACTTATTAAGTACAAATATCAAGGAGAGTCAGGGCTTGCTACTGCACAAGTAAAAGACGGAGAAGTACTACGGGCAGATGCATATAGTGAAGAAGACCTTAAAAATGCAAAAGAATGGGCATTAGAACAATGGGCTAAAGACCGCAAAGATTTTTACGAAGAAGCTGCAGAAATGGAGCTTGCAGACCGAATAGCACGAAACAAAGGAGAAAACTAAATTAATTCCGGGCGGCTGACAACCGCCCCTTAACCTTTACCACTATGGAAAACCAAACACAATACTTCACCCACGGCCCGAACATGGCCTACATCGTGCGACCTGACGGCACGGCAACGCTTTACGCCGATTACATCGGCTTGGAAAAACAGGAAATTACCTGCTATTCCACGAACATCCTCGGCACATGGAAAGATTTGCAGCCCTGCACACTTGAGCAGTTCACGGAAATCAAATGGCGCGTAATCCGCAAGATGCAGGAAGGGGGTGCGATATGAAAAACACACCGCAGCCGTGGGAACTGCGTAAAATGCACGGCACAGAAATGTATGGCGGCAAGTCAAATGCAAGTGATTGGTTTCTATTTGAATGTGCTCTCGAAAAAGACGCCGCCCGCATAGTCGCCTGCGTGAACGCCTGCGCGGGAATCAGCAACGAAGAGCTGAAAGATATTAGCCAGTATTTTGGCAGGGATGGGCGCACATATTACACACTCGTTGCAGACATGAGGAAGGCACAAGCCCAGCGCGATGAACTGCTGGAAGCGTTAGAAATGGCAGCGGCTGTCATGACCGCTTGCGATGCGCCTGAAGTATCACAAAAAACAGTCAGGGAAGTAATTGCCAAAATGAAAAAAGAAGAAGTATGAAATACATAATTTTTATCTTATGTCTACTAGCCGGTCTATTAACTCAATATATTTTATTTTCTTTTGTCACATGGCATCTAAACCCATACGATTGGGGCAAAGATGGAAGAGTAACGTATTGCATATGTGCTTTATTTTCCTCATTTATAGCCTACATATACTCTCCACTTAATCAACCAAACACAAATAAACCATGCTAATCAGCCAACTACCTAACAGCCACACTTACCCGCTCCGCGCTTTGGCGGAGTTGAGGTATTCACAAGCGACTATTGAAGGACAGCCCGACGGACGGGTGAAAAAAATATCTTGGCTAAATACTCCCGAACATTGGGCTTTTTGGCAAGACGTCCACCAAGGCCAACACCCACCCATCCCCGCGTCATCCATCGAAGACCTGCGCAAGGCTAGCATGCTGCCGGAGCCGGAGCCGGTTATCAAAGACTTCGCCCGCGTGGACACCGCGCCGCCGCCGCCGTTCTATTGCCATCGCGATGAAAACATGGGAGTAAGTCGTTGTCAAGGTCAATGCGAACCATGCGCGGAGAAACAAGCGGCACGGAAGCATAACGATGCTTTGACTAATGGCACGTTTGTGCCGCCCTCCATCACCCTGGAAGATTACGCCCGCATGGAGCGCGAAGAGGAAGCAATCACCAGCCCGTCACATTACAAGGTCGCGGAAGGTCTGGAGGTTGTGGACATGATCCGCGCTGTCCTGACACCTGAAGAGTTTCGCGGCTACTGCCTCGGCAACCTGATCAAGTACCGGATGCGAGCCGGAAAAAAAACCATGTCACCGATGGAAGACCTCGGCAAGGCTCATGTGTATGAAACATGGCTTAAGGAGATGGAAGGGGGTGAGGGATGAGCATACTTGCAAAATTAAAGGAAGAAGGTGTTGTAAGCTTTGAATTAAGACGCGACAAACGCCAATTGCTTGTACAGGAGTGTTGCGATTTTTACTTCGAATCAGATTTATCCAAGGCCGAAGTTAAGCAGCTTATCGACGAATTGACGGCAATTCACGAAGAGATGAAAGGGGGTGAAGGATGAAAACGCGGCCGATTCCATTAAAGACGTGGGAGGTGCAGGCTATTCGCGAAGGCAGAAAAACTCAGACCCGCAGGGTGGTGAAACCGCAGCCGCCGTCTGACGACTTTTTAAACGCAGACAATGCAATTGCTTTTGTAACCGAAAAAACCCTCAACCACACGGTTCGTTGCCCCTACGGCCAGTCCGGCGACGTGCTGTGGGTGCAGGAAACGTGGGCATTGCCCTCTGATAGTGACGGTAACGATATCGGCTATCAGTTCAAAGCCGACTACAGCGACAGCAGCGAGGACTGGAAATGGAAGCCTTCTATCCATATGCCCCGCGAAGCTGCCCGCCTGTTCCTGCGCATCAAGGCCGTCCGCGTTGAACGGTTGCAGGAGATAAGCGAAGACGACGCGAAAAATGAAGGCATTTATTATTCAGAAGCTGGGGAAGGTTATGAAGATTATTTATTCGATTATAGTGGTAAAAATCGTATAGAATTGTTCGTTTATGCCAAGGATTCCTTCCAAAGCCTCTGGCAATCTATCAACGGCCCCGAATCATGGGAAGCAAACCCGTGGGTGTGGGTTGTGGAGTTCGAGCGCATAAGCAGAGAGGAGGCCGGACTATGAACCTTGACAAACTTTTCAAACACCTTGCCGACGAACACGGCCTGCTGCTGTTGGAATCCGAAAAGCGGGAGATAGCGGATTGTTTGCCGAAATGTACCTGCGAGCAATCCAACGATGTAATTGAAGAAAAAGTCATCAAAACGCAGCCAAAATATCTACGCTATTTCCTGACACTACTACTCGCCCTGCTGCTTATCAGATGCAGCTACCAGAAGGGCGGGATTTTAACCACAAAATAAACTTAGAAATATGAATGATAATTTAACCACAAATGCTTCTAACGAAGCCGAAAGCCACGCCTTTTTGGTAGGTGCTGTTAGGCGTAGTTCTTCTATCAATGTTGCTCAAAATATATTCGATAAATATTTTGTTTCAACTGCGATGTGGGCTACTTCTATACAGGGTATGAGATACCCTACTTATGAAACTTTTATTTGGGAATACAACAAAGAAACTCGTGAACGTGGTAAGTTATTAAAACAATATTATCACCCTTCAAGAGGAACTGGATTAAAGTTTCATTTTAGGTTTTGTCAATTATTGGCATATAGGCAGTTGAAACAAAATTTACCAAGTGATGCAGGTTGGGTGGACTTCGATTAGAATTACGCCTAACTTGTCGCTAACATTACCTAAGTACTGCAATACAACAACCATGCGAACCATAACACTACTACTCGCCCTGCTGCTGATCGGATGCAGCATGGAAAAAAGACTAAATTATGAAACGCTGGGAAACTAAGTTAATTGACACAAAAACTGTATTGGCTGCTTGTGAAAAATTTCATGAAGGCAACGATGGGCGAGCACCGTGGCAAATAATAATGGAAGAAACTGGAGCACCTGAGAAAGTTGTTTATGCAGCTATGGAAAGAGAAGAAAGAAAAGGGTATTTAGAATATGGAGTTAGTTTACGAACTGCATGGCTTACCGATAAAGGCAAAGATTTTCTTCATAAAAATAACATAACATAATGAATAACAACACAGTAGAACTATTAGGATATTACGGCGGCGATGAAGCTATTGCCTGTAGTGCATGGACGAGTACATCGAGAGACCTTACAAATGAAAAAAGAGCACGTATTCCAGCTCTTTTAAAACAATTATGGAGTGCTGAACCTGTACCACACGGTTCACCATTTGAAAAGGGAGTAGTACATTTTCTTGTAAACTGCGATATAGCCTCGCATATTCACTTACTCAAACATCGAATCGCATCTATTAATGCTGAATCCGCTAGATATAAAGAGTTGAAAGAAGATAAGTACTATCTACCTAATGATTGGCTTGGTGTCCGTGATAATGCTACAGGACAAGATTGGATATTTACTTTAGAACAGTTTAGTAAAGAGTCTAATGAATTGTATCACAGAGCTTTAAGAGATTTAACTCCTATTTTAGGTAGAAAAAGAGCTAAAGAATCTGCTAGATACTTTAAAAATTATAACTCGCAAATTCAAGCTGATGTGATGTTTAACATGAGGGCATTTCACAACTTTATTACTCAGCGTATGGATGACTATGCTCAATTAGAAATACAAGACATAGCAAAACAAATGTTAGAATTAGTAAAAAATATTGAAGGTAATCCATTTGAACATACACTAAAGGCATTTAACTTTACATGAACAAAACACAAACATATTGGCATCTATTTCAAACAGCAGACCCTTCGTGGATAAAAAATAACCCCGGAAAGTGGGCTGAAATTTGCGAGCATATCAAAAAATATGGTAGGTTTGTAGGCCTTAGAAAAGCAAATCACATAAGAAGAAGAACAAATCAAGCAACTAACTTTTAAACCATGGGAAATAAAAAAGAAGCAGTTTTCGCACTCGTAAACAAATTCCAAGGAGTAATCTACTCTAATTATTACGCCACTACAGGAATTACAAAAATCAAAGTAATCTTCAACAACGAGAATGAAGAACAAGAAAAGTACACCGTTATGTCTGCAGATGAAGAGCTTTCGTACTCATTAATGTACGATAAGATTAGCAGATTCCGAAGCATTTAACCCCTACAATCTCCTATGAATAAGAAAAAGGCCTCACAAGGGCCTTTTTCCTTTTCTTTCCTGTAACATTATTATCTATGAAAAACAATACAGAAGTAAGCGTAAAATCATCTAAAGAACTCTTAGAAGACTTAGACAAGTTAATCGAAGAGGAAATTGCAAGACTGTCTCAGTTAAACGTATCTTCGATTCATGAAGCAAAGATTCCAACTTTTGAAGAACCTTTGGAAGAAAATTTGGAAGTTATTACCCAAAAAGAAGATGAAATTTTCACAGACCTCTTTGGTGAGTAAACCTCAAAAATCTTTAATTGGAGAAATGAGCAGTGATTTTATTGATTACTGCAATGAGAAAAACTATTCTTTGGTAGAATGGTATCAGTGGAGACTTCACATAATAAAAGAAAGAAAAAAACTAGAAAATGAATCAAATAGAACTGACCCCAGAAAAGATTGAAGAGGGAATTGCGCCTCATTACCAAGTGTTTCTTGAAGAACTTGTAGAGCCTCGTGCTGCCTATCAAGGGTTAAAAGCCCACTACATTATTCAGCGAAGCCAATACAATGAGTCGTTAAATACGATTCTTAAAGGCGTAAACGACCCTGCTGTGAATCTAGTAAAAGACTTCTTTGATAAAGTTATTGAACACATTGATGCAAAACTCAAAGAATTTAGAGTTTGAAAACTTTGGAGAAAATACTGAACACCTTTTAGAGTTTAACCAACTGTACTGGGAATGGAAGACTGAGATGCTCCAAAAAGATTTGGAAAGTATTCTAGTCAAAGATAATTTCGAGCCTTCCACTATACAAGAAGTAAAGATACATGAGCAAAAAATCATTCTATGACGTGCTGTGGATGCTGTGCGTCAAAAACAATCAAGTAGAACAATGGATAGAAGAAGGTGTTCTTGGTAAATCTAAGAACACTTTCTTTTTCACCCCTAAAGCAAAAGAAATCCTTGGCATAAGTGATGTCATAGGTAAAAAAGTAGAAGTGATGGATTTTGAATGGGTGGCTTCTTACAATGAAGCTTTTGACAAAAAGAACATTGGTATAGCCGGTAAGAAGTCAGATATTGCTGCAGTAAAGGCAAAAATGGAAAAGTTTTGCTCTAAATATGACTATACTCCAGAAGAAATCATAGCTGCATCTCAAATCTACACTAAGTATGCTTGTGATACTTATGGATCTGATAAAGTGCAACAATCACACTATTTCATCTCTAAAATACAAGACGGGGTAGAAGTCAGCAATCTTGCAATGTGGTGTGAAGAATGGCGTACTAACGGCCAGAAGTACACAAGCAAAAGAGTCCTTTAATGAACTTTAAAGAAGTAATTTCCAAAATAGAAAGCCAGAAAGCAATCAAAGAAAACGGAGGGATTACTTCTATACTCCCTCCGTTTCCTCGATTAGCTGAAGAATATGGCGGGTTTACAAAAGGTTCAATCACAGCTATAACTGCAAACTCAGGGGTAGGAAAGACAAAGTTTGTAAAGTACCTCTGTGTAATCTCCTATCTTAAAACAGCCCTTGCAAACGGATTAACTCCTAAGATTTTTTATTTTGCTTTAGAAGAATCAGAGTCAGATTTTTGGCTCTCCTTTGTTTCCATGTACTTATATGAGAAGTTCAAAATATCTGTATCAGTAAAAGAACTTCTATCAGTAGGAAAGTTTACAGTAAACAATGAGCTTATGAGTAAGATTCATCAAGCTGAACAGTTTATTGAAAAGCTTCAAAAGTACGTAGAGGTAATAGACTACATACGAAGCCCTACTCGTATTGTAGAGTATGTTTCTAAGTACTTTGCATCACCAGAAATAGGAACTCAATTTTATTCTGTCTCAGGAGATAAGAAGATTCCCACTACTTATAAGTACAAATCAGATAATCTTTGGGTGATGGGAATTTACGACCACCTTAGTCTAATGTCTAACGACATTATCCCCGGTACAGTAAATCGCATGAGCCAATATCAGACTTTTGATTACTTTGTGAAAGATTGTACTCTTTCTGTGTTTGCTAAAAGGTATCAGATGATTAACGTAATCGTTCATCAACAAACTCCAGCATCAGAAAAAGTTGTGTTTACTCACAAAGGAGGAAAACTAGAAGAAAAGCTAGAACCTAGCTTGGAAGAACTTCACGTCAATAAAGGCGTACAACAAGATTACGAAACTGTCATAGGGCTATTCAATCCCTCACGTTACGACATCGAAACCCATAATGGATACGATATTTCCTTACTTGGAAACAACTATCGTGCTTTAAAATTCCTTAAAGACAGACATTATGGGTTAGAAAATACTAGTGTAGGGTTGTATTGGAACGGTGCAGTAGGTAACTTTGAAGAACTTCCTCGAGCAGAAATAATGACAACTGCTCACAAATACCAAGAAATATTAGACAGAAAAACTCAACTTGCCTCTAGTAGGCTTACTTATCTATCATAACATGCACAAATCAAGCGTAGAGATTTTAAAAGTGTTATGTTCTTATGTACATTGCTCCCTTTCAGCAAGCATTTTTGAAAACAAAAATTGGTTCACTACTTATACATGGAGCATAAACGAAGAAAAGAAGTTTCAGTCTTTTCTTTATAAGTACATTCAAAACGACAGAAGTTATCAAGAAATAGCTGAAGATTTTCCAGAAGCCCAAGCAGAATCAAAAGAAGCCTTTGTAAAAAGATTTACTTTGTTTTATGGATGGGACTTAGAGGAAATGATGCAACGAATAGAAGAACATAAAAACCAAGAACTAACCTTACAACCACATGAGTAAACTTATCGGGATAGTAGGAGATACCGGAACCGGAAAATCTACCTCAGTCAAATCCTTAGACCCAAAAACAAACTTCTACATTAACGTAGCATCAAAAGAATTGCCTTTTAAAGGCTCTTCTAAAATCTACAACACGGACTCTAAAAACTACATTGAAATAGAGAATGCTCGTCAAATTGAGCAAGTTCTTAGCCAAATCAATGAGAAAGCTCCTCACATCAAAACAGTAGTTATTGACGATGCCAACTATTTGATGGGGTTTACTCTTATCAAAAAAGCCACTGAAGTAGGATTTACTAAGTTTTCTTTGATGGCACAAGACATGTTAAACATGTTAATGAAGTGCAAAAAACTCAGAGATGATTTGGTGATTTTCTATATGTGCCATCCTGAGCCAGTATTTGACGATGAAAAAATCGTAGGGTACAAAATGAAAACAAGTGGCAAAGCAATTGACACTCAGATTAAATTAGACGGATTATTTTCTACTGTACTTTACACAAGTGTAGAAACAGACAAAGATGGAAAAAGCACTTATCAGTTTCTTACAAATCGAAAAGACTTGTTCCCGGCAAAAAGCCCAGAAGGAATGTTTGAAGACTTGTTAATTCCAAACGATTTATCTATTGTATTAAACAACGTAAACCAATACTACAACGAAATATAAAACCTATGAACGTAGACAATTTAGAATCAGGAAACTCCGTAAGCCGTGACTTGTACACGGGATTGGCAACAATCCAAATTCAGTTGGTAAATCCAACTAAAAACGAAATTGTAGCTTTTTTGGCTACCGAAGACGACAAAGTAAAAGACCCTAATTATCTTATTTCAAAAGATGATAAGCCGGACACTTACAGGTTGGACTTTTGGTATGTAAACCACAATACCTTTGGAACTCCTCTTAAAGGGAAGTTTTCTCTGTTTGTTGGATTAGATGACCGAGATGTTTCTAGTACTGGCAAATATCAGTGGATTGATGACCATGCTAATGTAGTTTGGGGAGAAAACATTGACGCAATTAAAGAAGCCGATAAGTCTAAATCTTTTGAAGTTTATACAGATTATGCAAGTCTTCGTCGAGCTAAAATCGGAGAAGAAGATTTGTACAAACTACTGAAGGCATACGGCAACGTAGATACTCGCAAGTCAAAGTTCCGACTTGATGATTTTGCCAAAGCAGTAACTAACAAATCAAACGAACTGCAGAAATACTTTAAAGACTTTAACGACAAAAAGAATCGTGGTCTTAAAGTACTTTTGACTATTCGTGATGGGCAATATCAGTCTGTATGGACTAGAGATTTTCTGCCTTTAGAGGCTACTCAATACAAGTATCTTGAGAAGAGTGTGCGTAACGACCAGTATGGATGCAAAGACTATTTTGCTGACAGCTTGCGCTTTACTAAATTCACAGGAGAAATGTTTGAGCCTGCGCCTACATCTAAAGTAAACATTGATTTTGGTGCACCTCCGTCAAGTGTCCCTGCAGCAGCCCCTGCTGTAAACCCAGAAGATTTATTCTAACCAACAAAAGATATAAAGGGGAGGACGTATGTTCTCCCCTTTTGTATCTTATTACGCAATGGATATTACCCAACTAAACTCTTTTATGTCTTTGTCCGAAGTAGTAGAATATTATGGACAAGAATCCATAATGGAATACTATTTTGGTGCATCTATTGTTCTAAATAAACCTCATTGCAATCCCTTTAGACGAGATACTAGCCCAGACTGTTATTTTCATTATACCAAAACAGGGAAACTTATCTTTAAGGACTTTGCTTATGGCTCTATGGATTGTTTAGATGTGGCCTCTAAAAGAACTGGCGTATCTGGAGTAGACCTTATAGTAAAAATCCAAGAAGACTTTTCTAAGTTTACAGATTTGACCTGTCCTCATCCTCAAATGTCCTTTGAAAAAGCAGTTAAAGAAATTAATGAAACTGCAATAGGGTGCAGATTTGAGCCCATGACACAAAAGGATTTTGATTATTGGAATTCTTACGGAATAACCAAAGAGTCCTTAGAAAAATACTTAGTAAAAAAAGTAAGCAGGGCTCAGATAAATGGAAGAGACTGGTATTTGAAAAACAACATAGATGTTTGCTATCAATACATCAATGAAGGAAAAGTAAAACTTTATCGGCCTTTTGCCAGCAAACTGAAGAAGTTCCGCAATAATTACAATGAAACTATTTTGCCCGGGTACGAGTATCTCCCTCAAAAAGGAAAAAGTTTATTCATAACTAAAGCAGAAAAAGACATGATGACTTTAGATAGTCTGGGCAAAACAGCAATATGTCTAAGGTCAGAAACTTCTTGGGATTTGCCTAAAGACAAAATAGAAAGTCTAAAACAAAGATTTGAAAGGATTTATGTGTGGCTAGATGCCGATAGGACAGGGAAACAAAGCACAGAAAAAATTACTTCTACTTATGACTTTATCGGTTTAGAACATGACTATGCTCTAGGTAAAGACTTAAGTGACATTTACAAAAACCATGGAAAGACAGAATTTAAACGAATTGCAAACGCTATTCTCAGTAAATAATATGTTGTCAGAAATAACACGAGGAAGAACAAAAGAACTAATAAAAGATGCCTCTTCATTAGAGTTGGCAAAGAACACATTTATTAGCCATTGGGCCTCTAATGATTTGTGGAGAGAAACTCTTGAAGCTACATGCGAAGTGTATGATATTCCGGTATTGCTACCTTTAATTCCTCGAAGATGTCAAATACAAGTGACTCCTAAAACGCACATTGCTCGGATTCTCTACGTTTTTTCTCCAAATATTACGTACATGAAGTTAGCTTTGGCCACTAATAAAAAAGACCATAGCTCAATAATTAACTTATTGACTTCTTTTGAAGACCAGCTTTCAATAAGTAAATCCTATAGAGAAACCCATAGAAGAATACTTGAAAAGCTAGTAGGAAAAATCCCACACCTTCTTAATACTACTATTTATCTTAATAACGTATACAGGTTTTATACTCCAAATACAGAAAAGAATATTTACAATCATGACGAATACACATTGTTATATTACGCCCAGATGGGATCAAGTGTTATCCGACCTATTGAAGTCCCCGAAATTCCAAGAAACAGGATTGGCAATAGCCAAAGAGAGATTGAACTATCCGGTATTTCCGGATAAATCAGAAATCTTTCAAGCCTTTAAGCTAACAGATTTTGATAATATCAAGGCTGTTCTTATCGGGATGGATCCTTATCCTAACAGGTATAAAGGACTTCCAGTAGCTTGCGGACTAGCTTTTGCCCCACGAAACAACGAATATCTCCCTCCAAGTCTAAAACAGATTTACAATCAGATTGTCAGAAGTTTTTATTCTGACCAAGAAACTGACTACCGGCAACTTGATTTATCTTATTGGGCAGAACAAGGAATACTTTTATTGAACACTGCACTTACTGTAAGAGAAGGGCAGGCTGGGTCGCATCTTAGCTATTGGCAATGGTTTACTACTGAAGTTATTCAAAAAATAAACGAACTTAGTACTGGAGTAGTATTTTGTTTATGGGGCAAAGAAGCACAAAAATTAGAAACCTTTATTGAATCCCACAACATCATTCTAAAAGCCCCACATCCGGTATCTGCTTCTTATTCAGGTAAATCTTGGGAGTGTAATCACTTTGAATACATCTCAAAACATCTAAAAGACGTAAACAACATTGAATTTGAATGGTTAAAACAGCCCAACCCCGCTTCGAGAGCTTAATAACTCTTGCTCTTAAATACATAGATTCCTACAAAAGAATCTTTGGAAATGAAGAATTTGAAATCCTTAATAACTACCAAACAATTATTTTAGCTACTCACTCACAACTTAAAGGGCAAAGCCTCACTAAATACGAGTATGAATACTTAAAAGGAAAGTGTGAAGGCTATTGTGAATTTATAATTGAACTTATAAATTTCAATGTGGTAAAATTGTCTACTCAAGATGAAACAGTAGGAAACTACGAACTTTTTAACAACCTTAAAACAACTAAAACACTAAACTAATGAACATCGAATCATTCCTCGACCCACAAGAAACCCTGTTGGTAGAACAACCTGAGTCTTCTATTGACTTAGTAAAAATCAAAACTCTCTTAGACAAAAGCAACACAAATTGGCAAGTAGAGAAGAAAGAACTTTTTGGCCCAGATGGAGAACCTACTGATTTGTTTGGCATTTTCCGTCAAGACACGAAAGAATGTTTTGGCGCAGTAAAAAGCAAATACGTTCCAACTCAGAATTGGGAAATAGTAGAATTGCTCTTAGAAGCCGGAGAGAAAGTAAAAATTAATGCAGAGCGTGGGGGTCTCTTAGACGGAGGACGTAAAGTGTATTATCAGTTTAAGCTCGAGCCTGTAAAGATTGCTAACTCTGAAAATTTGCGTTATCTCACAGGATTGAGTTCGCATGACGGCAGCGTAGGTATTGGCTTTGGCACTACCAACGTAACTGTAGTATGTCAGAACACATTTTACCGCGCACTCAGCGATGTAAGTAAAGTAAAGCACACTATGAACTCTCGAGAAAAGCTAAACCAAATTGTTGCTAGTCTTCAAATTTCAATGCAGTCAGAATATACACTGATTGAGAATCTAATTGAAATGAGCAAAATGAGTATCCCTTCTAAACTCAGCGATGAAGCAATTATGAAGCTCTTTGGTCTTACCGGCGAACCTTTGACTGCTTCTACTCGTACTAAGAATGTCTTTGAACAAGTAAAAGATGCTATTCAAATTGAACAAAACACCCACGGAGAAAATGCTTATGCTCTCTTTAGTGCAGTAACTCGCTACACTAACCACATTAAAAAGTACCGGAGTATAGATACTAAGCGAAGTGCTATCATGTTAGGGGCTTCCCGAAACATTGTAGACCAAGCTTATGATTGGCTGTATGAAGGTGCTAAATCTGAAAGGATTGAAGAACTTATCTTAGGATAAGATTGGCACAGAAAATCAGGGGTAGGGTTGTCCTACCCCTTTTTTTCTTTTATTTTTGGCCCTAATGTTTGAAAAGAAAAAATATACCCAGAACCCTAACGCATGCTCAGTTTGCCATAAAGAAAAGCTTTTTGCAGTTAAGTCTAAGAAGATATGCGTTACTTGCAACAACAAGGCAAAACAAGAGAAAGTCAAACAAAAAAGATTAGAAAAGAAACAAAAAAAGGCTCTATCACATAAAACGTTAGTAACGCAATTAGATAGAATTTTTAGTCAATATGTTCGCATTTCTAACATTGAAAAAGACGGATTGGTAAAATGCTATACTTGCGATAACCGTCTTCCTTACAAACAGATTCAATGTGGGCATTTTCAGTCAAGACGATATATGTCTACACGATTTCATGAAGGGAATTGTAGGCCACAATGCTATGCTTGTAATGTAGGAAAATCTGGAGAACAGTTTAGATTTGGGCTTAATCTAAATGAAGAGATTGGCGAAGGCCATGCAGAATCTATGGAAAGACTTGCCCAAGAAGTCAAAAAATTTACTCCTGAAGAAATGTTAGAACTAATTCAATACTTTGATAAAAAGCTTGCCCAAGTAAAAACAGAAAAAGACGTTTGGTAATGAACATATACTTACTAACTAGTAACCCCTATGTAGTCAAGTTAGTAAGTGGTACTAACTTGCTATTAACTACTCTTAATGAAACATTAGACTTTTTAAATTCTCGAGAATCACTAGACTTTGACATTGAGACTACCGGATTAGATCCTCACACAGATGAAATAAAAACCTTGCAGTTCAGAAATGGAACTGATTGTTATCTTATTGATTGTTTTAGTTACCCGGCTCGAGTATTTAAAGAGCCTTTAGAAGCAAAGCTTATCATTGGGCATAACCTCAAGTTTGATTTACAGTTTCTTTATTCTGCCGGAGTAATACCTACTAAGATTTACGACACTTACGTAGCAGAAACAGTTCTTTATTTGGGAGAAGATACTCGAAGAAAAAGTCTGGCAAGTTGCGTAGAAAGATATTGCGGAGTAATTCTAGATAAGACTGAACAATCTAACATTCAAAAAACATTTACTCTCCCTTTTCTGAAGTATGCGGCTACTGATGTGTTTTATTTGTCAGAGATTAAAGCAGAACAAGAAAAACGAACAGAAGAAAAAAAATGCAAAGTAACTATTGAACTTAACAATAGGTTTGTAAAAGTTCTTGCCTACACTGAATGGTGCGGCCTTAAACTAGATTCCTACAAATGGACACTAAAAACTGAAAAGTACAAAAAAGAACTTACTGAAATCAAAAAAGAACTTGATAATTTTATTGTTGAGAACAAGATTAACAAGTTCATTAGCCCCCAGACTTCTATGTTTGATTCTAACTTGGTTACTATTAATTGGAATTCATCCGACCAAGTTATTCAAATCTTTAATCATTTAGGTTTAGATATTAAGACCAAAGTAGATGGAGAAATAAAAGAAAGCGTAGCAGAGACAGTAATAGGAAAGTATGCAAAAGATAACAAGTTTGACAAGTTTGTAAAAACATACTTGCACTATAAAGAACTTCAGAAAGATATAAGCACGTACGGAGACAACTGGCTAACTATGCTTAATCCTTCTACAGGCAGAATACATACTAGTTTTAAACAGTTGGTAAACACAAGCCGCATGGCTTCTGGCAGCAAGTCTGAAAAGAACAAACCTAATCTTCAAAACATACCTAGTGATGAAGAAACAAGAAGCTGTTTTGTAGCAGAAGAAGGGAATGTAATTGTAGGGTGTGATTATAGCCAACAAGAACAAGTAGTGCTTGCTAATAAAAGCTTAGATGCAAACTTGCTTGAGTTCTTTGATAAAGACATTGGAGATATGCACAGCTTTGTAGGCAGCAAGATGTATAGCAACCCTGATTCTTCCTTATATGTAAAAGAAACTGAAGGTTTAAGTCTTACTGAATTCAAAAAGAAGTTCCCTGATTTAAGGAATAAAGCCAAGATGGCTGGGTTTACTATTAACTATGGTGGCACAGGGGAAGGTATGGCCAGTAAGCTAAATATTCCTGTAGAAGAAGGTGTGGCTATTTACAATTCTTATTTTGATGTGTTTCCTAAAATGAAGCAATTCTTTGATGATGCCAAAAAGAAAGGTCTAGAAAAAGGTTACATTTTGATATCAGAGATTACCGGCTTGAAATATTATATCCCTGATTGGGAAAAACTAGTAGCTACTAAAAAAGCTATGACCCCTGAATTTTGGGAAAGGTATAAAAAACTAAAAAACGAAAAAACTCCAACAGCAAGAGAACTTCAAAACAAAGTAAGAGACTACTTTAAAAGTATGTCTAGCATAGAAAAAGCATCTCTTAACTATCCTATCCAAGGAGAGTCTGCAGAGATGACTAAACTAGCTGGGATTTATTTCTTTGACAAGTACATACTCCCTAACAATCTTTTTGGCATAGTTAAGATTGTGAATTTTATTCATGATGAAATCTTAATAGAAGGCCCCGAGACTATGAAAGAAGAACTTGCAGAAAACTTAAAAAAGGCCATGCTTGATAGTGCAGACAAGTTTTGTAAACGTGTCCGTATGAAAGCAAGCCCAACTATTTCAACACATTGGCAAAAATGATATTAACAGAAGAACAACAGATAGCAATTTATGCAGCAAAAGAATTCATAATGAACGGTAAGCCAGATGAGTACTTTCTCATTGATGGAAAAGCCGGTACAGGTAAGACTACTATTGCATCAGAAATTGTAAAACAATTCAAAAACAAAAGATGTGCAGTGGCCGCATTAAGCCACAAAGCGAAGTTTGTCATTATGGATAAATTTCAAGCCCAACAGATTGATGCAGAGTTTTTCTCTTTGGCTGGGTTGCTAGGGATGAAATATGATTTTGATACAGGCACATTCAGCGCACGAGCCAGATACATTCCTATCTTAGATTATGACCTCATTATTATAGATGAAGCATCTATGATTAACGAAGAGGCACTGGAAATGATAATGAATGAAAAGAGAAAAACCGCTAAAGTATTATTCTTAGGAGACATTGGGCAGTTGCCTCCAATAAGAGATTCAAACTCTCCCTATTATCACGAAAAAAGCGATTTGTTTGGACTGAAGTCTCCTGTGTTTGCAACTAAAAACAAAGCAACTTTGCATACACGCATTCGTCAAGGAGAAGACTCTCCAATACTTCCTTATGCAGATTATTACTGGAATAACTCAGTTAAAGAGTTTATGCCGGTATTAGAACCTTGTACTGATGCCACTAACATTATTACAAACAAAGGCGCATTACTCTTTAGTAAGACAATTAAAGAGCTTAGTGATATCCTCGTAAAGGCATATCAAAATGCAGTTGAAGCCTCTAATCCTAATCATGTCAAAATAATTGTGTATAGGAATGAAGTAAGAGAGGCTCTTAATCAAGCTATCCACAAAAGAATATTTCCAAACAGCGAAGGACTATGTGCCGGAGACTTAATTATCTTCAATGGAAGATGTGGAGATATTGAGAATGCTACTGAAGGCCAAATAACTAACGTAGGTAATATCACAAAAGATGATTACGGAGTCTATTATGTCCCTCTTTCTATTCGTATTCCAAGAATCAAAGACCTACAAATTGTAGATTATGCACTTCCTCAATCTAGGGCTACTCATAAACGTATTGTCTCTGGACTGTTTTCTCAAGCAAAAAAGTTGCAAGGAAGTTCAGATTATTATTCAGCAATAGAAGCAGCTACTAAGTACAAAGAAAGGTATGCTAATATTGATTTTGGGTATGCAATATCTTCCCATAAAAGCCAAGGATCTACATACGATATTGTAGTAGTATTTAAAGATGATATTACTCAGGTCAAGATGATTGGAAATAAAGAGAAGAGCGAATCTATTTATACCGCACTTACCAGAGCAAGGAACATTGCTATTATCATTTACGAAAAGTCCGAAGCAACTTCAAACTTTAAAGAGCTGGATTTAACGGCTCTGTGTAATACAATAGACGAACAGAAAGATGTCAAAGCAAATATCAATCCCGGCTCAGATAACTAAGAATCATTTAGATAAATGCGTAATAAAAGTAGACCCTAAACTTTCTCAAGAATACCTTTCAGAGATTTTAAAGAATGACGTAATTGTAGATGTGCAGCTCTCTATTACCAAGATAGATACTTTAAAAACAAATGCACAACTCAGATACTTTTTTGGCGTAGTATATCCTATTATTAAGTTAGGACTTGAAGACATAGAAGGGATAACCCTTAAAAAGTCTGAAGTCATGTCTATTCTTAAAGAAAGATTCTTTTCAGAATTTTCTTTTGACAAAAATCAAGAAATAGAAAAGTCATTAGCTGATGCCTCTAAAGAGGAACTGTCTAAATTTATTGAGGCAGTAATCAAATTTGGCGAAGACTTTCTAAATGTAACAATTCCAGAACCCGAAAACCTAAACGAACTGTAAATCATGGTAGAAATCTATCAAGTAATCACTCCTGAATTTGTTAAACAACTTGCCACTGAGGTTAAAAACTCAGGGGGCAGTTGGGTTAACATCAAAGCATGTCCTCAGTGTCAAGTAGGCTACACTGTTACTCCGTTTGATAACGGAGACGTGATAGCTAAGTTTGACCGGCCTGTAACCGACGGCAAGTTCACTGCCCGACGTTGGAAAATTTTGCCTGTATCTAAAAGAAAGCCTGAAGGAGAAATGTTAGCACTTCGTAAATGAAAGCTAATCTTAAAATAGGCACTCAAATCGTAGAAGTAGAAGTAAAACGAAAACCCATATGGTGGCAATTAAAAAATCTTTCTTTTAGTGCTACCGGCTATGGAAGTCGTATTCCTACTGAATACATGGTAAAACACAACAAAAGATGGAAAAGAGTTTACTGCAGAATTTATAGTAACTCTGGAACTCTTTTTATTGAACAAGACAGAAAACCTTTTGCAATCGTAACAATATACACATGAGCATATTATCCGCACTTGGCATTATTGCCTTTATTGTATTGATTATAAATATTTACAAAGATTCTAAAAACAACGAAGATGGAAATTCCTAAAACATACAAAAACGACGAAAGCTTAAACCAAAGCAAACTAAAGAGGATATTAGAACATCCTCGTTTATTTATTGAAGAATCTTTTGAGTCAGAATTTGACGAGCCTAAAGACCATCTTGACATTGGAGACGCAGTAGATTTACTTCTTACTGGAGCAGAAAGAGAATTCCACGAAACTTTTGCTGTATCTAAAGTGCCGCGACCGGGAGGAAATATGGGGGATTTTTGCTGGGCAAAGTTTAAGTATCGTGACTTTGATACTGCAGACAAACTTGCTTATGACGAAGTAGGAATCAAAAGACCCGCCACTGTAGAGGCATATCTTGAAAAGTTTGAAGTAGAAGGAAGAGCGTATTATGATGAACTTGTAGGAAACGCAAGTAAACGACTATTGACTCCTTCTAAATATGAGACAATTACTCGTATAGTAGAGAGCATCAAAAATAACCCTGACGTTTACAAACACATTAATCCAGAAAACGAAGAATATGAAATACATTTTCAAGTACCTCTTTATTTTCAGCTTAATGGGGTGAAATGTAAAGGATTGTGTGATGCAATCAAGATTTATAAGCAAACAAGAGAAGCTACAGTCGTGGATGTTAAGACTACCCGATATTCAGTAAGTAACTTCCCTTTGTCATTCTTTCAGTTCAGATATGATTTTCAGGGAGCGTGGTATTGTTATGGGCTTGATTACGATGTAGAAACCAGAACACGTTTAAACATCAAAGATGTAGCTTCAAAAGTAATTTTTGTCGTAGGCAGTTCTAAGTTTCCTGACCAATCTCTTGCTTATCATATGGAGGCTAATCTTGTTCATGCTGCAATGATTGGATATCCCTATAACGGAAAGCCAAAAGAAGGAATATACCGAGCATTAGAAAGATTTAGGTATCATTCTAAGATAGATAAGTGGGATTATAAAATGGAAGAATATGAAGAGGGGTTTAATTTACATTTGAAACTAAATGGATAATCTTTCAACTAAGTACCTAAGTAAATTCATATTCACTGCTGATTCCTTAGAAGAATTGTTTGATACCGGACTTAACAAAGTCTACGTAGACGACTACGGAACAAAAGTAAAGTATGAGAATTGTCTTTTGTTTCTATTTTCGCCAGTAAGGTATCAGGCGGAACGAGAGCGCACAAACAACTTTGATTCGTTAATGGCTAAAATGTCTGAGTTTGATTCTTTTTACGATTATTACGAAGTCAAAGACCCATTTGACAGTACTATGGTAGTCTTTAATGTTCCTCCTACATTGATTACTGACTTCTTTCGATTCAAGAAAAGTGCCTATCAATCTTTAAGTGAACCTTGTTTAGACTTGTTAGGACTTAGTTCTATTGACACCTATACTGTTCCTACTTTTCATATTGAGGAAGAAGTATATAGGTTCTCTCTTTTAAGCACTAAATAAAGAAGGCTTCCTAAATAAGGAAGCCTTCTTCATTTTCATCAATTTTGTTATGTAGGTTAGCCTCTTGCACTATTTCTGTTAAAGTAGGGCTTTCATGCTCAGGGATATCTCCAAGATAAGTAGGAGGCTCTGGAGTATCTGAAGATTCTGAAGATTCTTCAGTAATAGAAATTTCTCCAAACTCAGCTACAGCTTCAGCATAGTCAGGAGCTTCTTCAATAACTTTATCAACGTCATAGTCACCCCCCAATTTAGATACTGTTGGACTTTCTATCGGTTCTTCTTTAAGAGATTCTTGCATTACTGGAGAATCTACTGAAGGCGAAACTGGAGCGTTAAAAATTTGATTTGTTTCTTGTAACCTTTTAAGTATTTGCCCTCGTGCTTCTTGAGCCATTGCTACCAGAGTCATCATGTCTCCAAGAGAGTAGCTGCCCATAGGACTAAGCACTAAATCTAAAATCTGGCTAAAGGCGCCAAACTCTGCCCCACTGATGTTTATCTGCGCATCAGGATTCCAATAAACTTGTTGTTGGGATTGTTCCATATCGCACAAAAGTAAAAAAACAATCTGTAATATTGCCCCATGAATTCAACCAATCACCCAAATTTGTTTTACTACACGGTAGTAGTAAAAAGCCAGCATGAAGACGAAGTTGACATTGATTACCTTAATGGTAACAGTTTCAATTTATCTGATGTGCTTATGACCAGTCGTCCAAAAAATGACCCTGAAAAACTTGAAGTAATTCTTCGACACAACTTTGAAGAAATTGTTCCAGTTGACTACAAATACGAACCTTATATCAATCCTCAAACTAAGAAAAAAGAAATGAGGCCTGTAAAAGCTACTAAGTTTGAAGTAGTAAGCCAACCGGTAACAGTAGTGCTTACCTTAAAAGAAGATATTGAGCGATTCTTTAAAGCAACCTCAGCTCATTTTCTTCCGAGAGAAAACGCTTTCTAAGCTCCCCCTACTTTCATAAAAGCTCCTTCGGGAGCTTTTTTTTTGTTGTTCGGCATAATTCTAATTTATCTTTGAATAAATGTCTGATTTTCTTACACAAGAAGAGCTGTTATATTGGGTGAGGTTTTATGCCAAAAAAGGCATGACCCCTCAGCTTCCAGCCGGATATGTCTTGGCATCTCCTCATGATGTTCAAGGAGTAGTTGCTTGGAGAAAATTAGATGCCGGATACATTTCTACTGGCGTAATAGACCCAGACCGTTTAGGAACTGGAGGAGATGGAAGTGGAGGATTAGTACTTCATGACGATGGAACATGGAGACCTGCTGTAGGATGTCTTGAAATTGACTGGGGATTACGAAGTGATGCTACAGTTCAATATGACTTAGGAAATAGGTTTGGATGTCTGTACATGGATTTTTGCAATCGTCTAAGCGGGTGTCCTTAAAATGGCTTTATATTTGAAAAACTTTTAATCTTTAAAGATGGGTTATTTAAAAGCTCCTAAGATAAACACCTCAGCAAGGTTAACAAGTGCTTGGGCTGCAAGTGAGCTTTTGTACGATACCGACTTAAATGTCTTCTTTAAAGGAGACGGAGTTACAACAGGAGGAGTAAGACTAGCAGAAGGAGATTTAGCAAGTGTTTTAAGTATCATAAGTGCGTTGGAAGCCAGAGTGAGTGCATTAAGTGCCACTCCTGCAGGTGTTTCAGTTACTTCTAATGAGCTTTCTATTGTTGTAGCAAATGCTTCATCTAATCTTAGGTCAGTAATTAACGTAGTTTCTAATGCTGTTAGCGCAAATAATGCGGCACGAGTATCAGCAGACAATGCATTATCTAATGCTATTAGTGTGGTATCTAACGCACTTAGCGTAGAAACACAAACTAGATCTGGACAAATTGCATCAATTAACTCTGTAGTTTCAAATCTTAAATCTATTGTAAGTTCATTAGCCGGAGCATCTGTTACTTCCGCAGAACTTGTTTCAGTTTTATCTATAGTAAATAATAATCAATCTGTTTTAGGAACTCAAGTAAGTCTTCTTTCTCTTCAAGTTGTTTCTGCGATTAATGTAGTTAGTAACGCTATCAGCGCAGAAACAGCCGCTAGAATATCTGCAGATAACAATCTTTCAAATCAAATAAGTAATGCGCTTTCTATACTTAACGCTCTTAATCTTAGCAAAGTAGCAAGTGTTGGAGCATCAACAAGTTTAGAAATTCAAACAAGTGGAATAAAAACTCCACACGTTCAGTTTAACCCTGCAGTAAGTTCCCCAACAACTTCTATTTATAGTCTTACAAAAGACCCTGACTTTAATCTTTTAAACTACCAAGTACTTAGTGTATTAGGAGTAAAACTTGCGTTGGATGATGTTTGGACTGTAAAAAACCAAACTGGTGTAAATATTCCTAAAGGCACTCCTGTAATGTCAGTTGGTACTTTAGGCTCATCAGGAAGAATCTTAATTGATAAAATGGTGGCAGATGGAAGCGTCAGCCCTATTTATCTTTTAGGAGTAACCGCAGAAGCTATTCCTAATGGAGCAGATGGAATATGTTTACGAAAAGGTAAAATTATAAAACATAATACTTCTACTTGGCCAAATGGTACGGTATTGTATTGTGACCCAGCTACTCCAGGAGGATTTACTTCATCTGTTCCAACAGCCCCTAATCTTAAACTTCCTATTGCTTTTGTAGTTAATTCTGATACTACTAACGGAGTACTAGCAATTAGAATTACAGAAGGAGCAAGATTAAGAGATGACCATGATGTTCAGTTTACTTCTACAATCTCAAATGGAGATTTAATTGCTTATAACCTATCAGCAAATAGGTGGGAAAATTTTAGTCCTAATTACGCCACTTCTAATCAATTAAGTGCTGTATCAGCTCAGGCAGCCTCAGCAATTAATGTAGTATCAAATGCATTAAGTGTAGAAACACAAGCTAGAATATCTAGTCATACTGCTCTTTCAAATACTGTATCTAATTTAGCCTCTGCAGTTAATGCTTTATCTGCGGCTGCAGGAAACTCAGTAACTTCTGCAGAAGTTGTTCAAGTACTAAGCAATGCGCTGTCTGCAGTAAATGTAGTTTCTAATGCTCTCTCTTTAGAGATTGCTAGCCGAATAAGCGCAGATAATGCAATATCTAATGCTGTTTCTGTAATAAGCGTAGCTCTTGCAAATGAAACATCTGCTCGAGCCGCTGCAGATACAAACATACTTAGTATCATTTCAGTACTAGAGGCAAGAGTAAGTGCAAACTCAGGAACCGGAGGATCTGGCTCAGTAACTTCTACTGAGTTAAGTGCTGTTAGTGCCCAAGCACAATCTGCCATTAACGTAGTTAGTAATGCAGTTTCAATTGTTAGTGTAGCTGCAGCAAATGCTTTATCTGTTGCTAACAATGCTTTAAATCAAACTAGTGTTTTATCTGATAGGATTTCTCAAGAAATTTTTAATAGAAATTCTGCTATAAACGCACTTAGTGTTCAAATTGCTAATACCCTTTCTATAGCCAATGCTGCTTCTAACGCAGCAAGTATTGTTAGTGTTGCTCTGGCTAATGAACTTTCAGTAAGAGCCGCTGCTGACAACAATATTCTTAGCATTATTTCGGTGCTTGAAGCTAGAGTAAGCGCAAACTCTGGGACTGGAGGAATAGCATCTGTTACCTCTAATGAGCTTTCAATCGCTTTAAATATTTCTGTATTTAATACAGCCGGAACATCAGTCCGAGGATTACAAAGTGTAATTAATGCGCTCTCTAATAAAATTTCTACTCTCTGTGCGCTAGCTAGTAACTCAGTTACTTCGGCAGAAGTAGCACAAGGATTAAGTGTAGTATCTGCACAAGCAGCTAGTGCCATCAGCGTAGTAAATTCGAGACTTAATATTGTTTCCGCAAGAAATACTTCTGCAATTTCAGTAGAAGGACTTCAAAGTGTCATTGATGCTCTTTCAAATAGAATTTCAGTAGTTTCTAGTTTAGGAGGCGGCGGTAACACCCAAATATACATTGACCAAACGCCAGACAATGGGGCTTATGGGTTATTGAGCGGCTCAATAAATGGCACGAATACAGTATTTACTGTCTCGCAATCCGTGTATATTAGTGGCACATTAGTAGTGGCATTAGATGGAATCGTTCTGACGCAAGGCACATCGCAGGATTTTACGGAAACCACGCCCGGATCCGGCACGTTCACTCTAAGTTTTGCCCCGCCTACCGGTTCAGTCCTTACGTGCTGGTATAATAAAACAATAGTGGTAGGGGCCAACTTCACAGCAGGCACAGCCGCACCGTCAGGCGGAAATGACGGAGACATATATCTTCAATACACATAAGCAATGGCAGCAATAACAGATTTATCCGACTCGATTAACCGCTTAACCGGCGGCAATAGCGGTACGCCTGAAAGCCTATTTTTCCACAAGGTTCCCCGTGTGTCTGGAGCGGTTGCCACCGCTCCGATTGCGGGGCGGGCCGCATCACTATGGACATACGATGGCTATCCGGCGGGAGGTGCTGTGCCAACTTCTGCGGCTATCCCTACGCTATCAACACAGGGATCATTGCCATTTACAGCACCCGGCGGGAGCCGCGAGAAATTTATGCTGTCGGCTGGGATTGCTCCCAATGTGGGAGGCGTGTTCCTGCTATACGACCGGTTGTTTCATATAGGCGGGCTGAGTGGATCGCTTAACACAGCGCAGACGGTGCAGGGTACTACACCTACACCAGCACTGACACGTAACACTGGCGGCGTAGGTAATTTCGCGTTTTACGAAATTTACACCATAATAGGTACGACAGCTGCAACCCTGACGATGACCTATACTGACCAAGACGGAAACACGGGCCAAACCTCGACAATCAACATAGGCGCTACAGGCTTCCGCGAAGTTACGCGGGCACAACGCATTCCTTTGGCGGCTGGCGATAGCGGACTAAGGGCTGTTGCATCTGTTCAATTATCAGGAGCCTCAGGCACAGGCACAGCAGGAAATTTCGGAATAACAATCGCCCAGCCCATTGCGTGGATTCCTATCGGAACAGGCGGTGCAGGTGGATGGCGAGATTATACGACCGGGTTGCCGGGTATTCCGTCAATAAATCCTGACGCCTGCCTTTCTCTGCTGTTTATCCCATCTACCGGAACCGCTCCTGAATTGTGGGGTGCTGCAACCTTTATCGAAAAGTAACATGGCATTCACGGACTTTGACGCATACCTTTCCGCGCTCAGTGCAAACCAAGGCGCAGACTTTCAGTCGGGGGCGATAGCCTCGCGTAACGCGCTTCGATATTCCGCGCTGCCACTGCTTCCAACTCCCACCACTCCGACTACATCAGTGGCCTGCGATAAGACATCAACTTTCGCAATCAATGCATTCATTGCAGATGGGGGTAGCGGCAGGCTGTCTGTGCTGGGTGCGAGTATAAGCCCAAGCGGAGCATCCGGTGTGATGCTGATGCTTGTGGACATCCTTAATATCAGCGGCGGCATGAGCGGAACAGTTACCGGCTCACAAACGACAGGTTTGCCGACCGCTGCTCTGACACGCTACACAGACGGTGTCGGTGTTCATGCGGCGATAATTGGACACGTAGGCGTTGGGGCGACAGCAACAACCGTCACGGCGACTTATACCAATCAGTCCGGTACTGGTTCTCGCATTACAACGGCCACGGAGATCGGAGCCAACTATCGAGACCCAGGCTTTTTGATTCGCCTTCCATTGCAGGCCGGCGATACAGGTATGAGGTCTGTTGAAAACATAAACATCGTAGCAACAACAGGCACTGCCGGAAATATCGGCATTGTCATGTACAAGCCACTGGCGATGTTCTTTGCAAACGATGTTGAAGGTGCCAATATAATTGACTGCATTTCAACAGGTCGCATGGTAGGTCAATTTAACGAGGTATTGGACAATGCCTGCCTGTCATTGTTCGCTGTTACACCGAGCGTACAGGCCGTGTCCGGGGCTATAATTTTAGGAGAAGCGTAAATGGCGAGCAGGAGATTATTTGACGGTGCGCAAATCGAGATAAAATCAATCCCGATTGTAGGTCAGGCCGCTGCACCATCCGCTGTATTTTACATCAAAGTATCAGGGGTGTGGAAACAAGCAATCACATGGATAAAAGTATCGGGTGTTTGGAAACAAGCAACACCTTACGTTAAAATTGGAGGACAATTCAGATGAGCTTATTTTCACGCATAAAACCTTGGGCACTTTATCAAGTGCAAGAAGCCAGACTATTAGGACGAGGTGCAGGCTCAGGCACAGGCGATGCCGTGCCAATAGAGCTTGGCACAGGTCTGAGCATGACTGGCAATACTTTGAATGCGAGTTCCGGCGGCGGTACGGTACTTTCACCTGCGCAGCTGACCGCTTGGCAGAATGACTACAACCCCTCGTCATGGGGCAGCGGTGTGCAGACACTTCGCATAGACAGCAACAGCAGTTATAACTTTCTAACAGGTTTGACCGCAACAACGGGCGGCCATCGTGTAAAGCTGCTGAACATCGGTACGTATTCATTCGGATTGCAAGATGATGAGGATGCCAGCACAGCGGCTAACCGCTTCGCCTTCGGCGGACAGGATATTGTGGTATTGCCCGGTCGCATGGTGGAACTTGAATACGATGGAACTTCCTCACGATGGCGGCTGGCTTCAGCGTACCACATCAGCTTTGAGGAGCCGGAATATGTCACCAACATCGAACTGCGTTACCCGCAGACAATGAGCGGTATTTCTAATGCCCTGAACGCATGGCCATTCTATGTGGACGGCGCGGGAACACGTACTATTCAAAGTGTTGAAACAACAGGATTCCGCGGGCGGTGGGGTGTCATGGCCCTCGGAATATCCAATGCGGACAGGAGTGGGTATTATTCCGACAACACCTCATTCAGTTTTAACGATGGCACGTCGTTCGGCTATCACTTTTACGAAACAACTGTACGATTTGAGGATTTAAGCACCTCAACAGAACGTTACATTGCGCTAATCGGCTTCCTCGACAGCACGACAGGCACAATCGGTGACGGTGTGCATTTGGAATATTCCGACAACATAAACTCAGGACAATGGGCATTTTACGCGACCGATAACACCAGCGTAACGACTGCCAACAGCACATCGGCGGTTGCGGCTGACACATGGTATCGGATACGCATTGTGGTGTACCCTAACGGCACGGCGAAGGCTTATGTGAACGGAACTATGATTGCGGAAATCACATCAGGATTGCCCGGTGCAGGACGCGGATTCGCTGTGTACACAGGATTTCGCAAGACAGCGGGAACAACCGCTCGCATCATGTATTTGAATTACATTAAAGCCACTAATGTTGCATCATCTGGTAGATAAAAAAAATGAGCAAAATCAATATAACTCCGGTAAAAATGGGCCTTTCGCTCGGCGAGGCCACATCGATTTCCATCAGCGTAAATTACACCCTGACCACGACCGATGTAACGCTGCAATGCCATGTGTATAATGCACACGGCGCGGTGTTGAATGTGTCACCTATTCACCTCGATGTGCCTCCGGATGTGCTGGCAACATGGGGTATGGACTTCAGTCCGGTGATTGAGTGGGTTTTTGAAAAACTGAACTTGACAAAGGCATGACTAGCGAAAGCAAAGTACTGGCATACATTGCCCTGCCTCCGATCGCGGTGTACCTAACAGCGGCGGGAATTGAACTGAAGTTAGTGTACGGATTGGCTGCGGTCATGTTCCTGGACATCCTCACGGCAATTATCATGTGGCTACGCATTGACCCTAGCAAGATTAAAAGCCGGGTATTGAAGAACGGATTAACCGAAAAGTTTGCATCGCTGATACCTGCGATAATTTGTTTTATCGTGCTTTTGAGTATCGATCGGGACGCATCGGCCTTGGTTAATGGCTACCTTACCATCCTATTAATTGCTGAAGGTTACAGCGCAATAAGCAACGCTCACAACGCCTACACGCGGGAACACAAAGAGGAATTTGATGCAGTCAGCGCGGTTCTTGCAGCGGCAAGGAAAAGGATATTTAATCTGCTTCAGAAATTAATACGTAGCTTTGTTGATGATGAGCAGCCTCCGAAAAAATAAAAGCCACAAACGGGGCAGGCAGCGGGAGTATAGAATTAGGCTGCTGATGATGAAGAACAATCGTAAATTTATTGAACTTTTAAAGCGATGGACAATATAACTCTTGAACGCATTAAAACTTTGCATCTTAAACTTCGTAGTGAGGCAGAAGAAATCTACAAAAAGATTTGCGAAGAAATGCCTACAGGGACTATCTGTAGGTTTACTCATACTCTTCGTACAAATGCAGAGCAAAATGAACTTTATGCTCTAGGAAGAACAAAGCCTGGCAAAATTGTGACTAATGCTAAAGGTGGAGATTCTTATCACAACTATGGATTAGCAATTGATTTTGTTCTCATTGTTAATGGAAAAGCTTCTTGGACAATAAATAAAGATTGGCTAAAAGTTATTGAGGTATTTCAATCTTATGGATGGGAAAGTGGGCATTATTGGAAATTTAAAGACAGCCCCCACGTGCAGAAAACCTTTGGAAAAACCATAAAACAACTTAAAGAACAAAAAACACAATACCCAGAACTATGAGCAAATTTACCGATAGCACTGCAGATTCTCTGACTGCTGTAAGCGGGCTTAGCGCTGTTGCACATCTTGCAACCCAATGGCAACCCATTATTTCTTTTTTAGCTGGATGTGTTGCTATCCTTA